CTTGATGACCTTGCCATACAAGGAGCCAAGCCAGACCCTGTTGGCCTTGTTGAACCAGATCGTTGAAGACGGCCGTCGCTTTGCCAACGTTGCTGACATGCAGATCAGCGATATGTCGGCAAACAGCCCAGTCGGTACAACACTGGCCATCTTGGAGCGCACACTGAAGGTGATGTCCGCTGTTCAAGCGCGCGTCCACTTCTCGATGAAACAGGAGCTCAAGCTTCTGAAGGTCATCATTGCTGACTACACCCCAGAAGACTACGACTACGAGCCAACTGAAGGCAGCCGTCGCGCCAAGAAGTCAGACTATGACAACGTGGACGTGATCCCTGTCAGCGATCCCAATGCGGCCACCATGGCCCAGAAGATTGTTCAGTACCAAGCCGTGTTGCAGCTGGCCCAGTCAGCTCCTCAGATGTACAACATGCCGTTGCTGCATCGTCAGATGTTGGAAGTGCTGGGCATCAAGAATGCCAACAAGCTCATTCCAATGGAAGAGGACCAGAAGCCAAGCGACCCAATCAGCGAGAACCAAAACATCTTGATGATGAAGCCAACCAAGGCGTTCTTGTATCAAGACCATCAGGCGCACATCACTGTGCACATGTCCATGATGAACGATCCAAAGATTGCCCAGTTGTTGCAGAACAACCCACAAGCCAAGCAGATGCAAGCCGCCATGATGGCTCACATCAACGAACACTTAGGCTTCGAGTACCGCAAACAGATGGAGAAGCAGTTGGGCATGCCATTGCCAGCTCAGTACGATGAGTCTGGTGAGGAAGACCACATGTCTCCAGAAATTGAAGCTCGCCTTTCACCTTTGTTGGCCCAAGCAGCTCAACAGCTGTTGCAGCAGAACCAAGGTATGGCAGCTCAAGAGAAGGCGCAGCAGCAAGCTCAAGATCCTTTGGTCCAGATGCAACAACAAGAGTTGCAACTCAAAGCCCAAGAGATCAAGATCAAGGAGCAGAAGATGCAAATCGACGCTGCTGCAAAAGAAGATCAACTGCAAATCGAACGCGACCGTATCGCAGCCCAAGAGCGTATTGCTGGGGCTCAGATCGGTGCCAAGGTGCAGGCTGATAAGATGCGCAACAGCGCGGAACAACAGGCTGAAGGCTTGCGAATCGGAGTGGACATTGCCAAACACAAGTCCCAGATGAGTAACAGCTTGAAGCAAGCACTTTCAAACAAGCAACCGACAAAAGGTAGCGAATGACAGCTCTAGAACTTCTAGTCAAACAACTGGATGAACAGGCTTCGTATCTCCGAGAAGGGCTCAGCTTAGGCCGGGCTTCAAGCTTTGAGGAGTACAAAGGAACTTGCGGCGAGATTAAGGGTCTGCTGGTCGCAAAGGGATACATATTAGACTTGCAACAACAAATGGAAAGTTCAGATGACTAACCAATTCAGCCTCCAAGCGGTTGACCTATCCGGCATTCTCAACAAGGATACGGACCAAAAGGCAAAACAATTGCCAGACCCAAAAACGTTTCACATTCTCTGCGTCGTCCCAGAAGCGATGGAAGAATATGCTGAAAGCACGTTGATTAAGTCAAGCCAAACGATGCACTACGAAGAAGTGCTGACGCCCGTATTGTTTGTGGTCAAACTCGGCCCAGACGCCTACGCAGATAAGTCACGTTTCCCGAACGGACCATCTTGCAAGGAAGGCGATTTCATTATCGTCCGTCCCAACTCAGGCACGCGTATGAAGATTCACGGCCGCGAATTCCGCATCTTGAACGATGATTCGGTTGAAGCGACAGTTGAAGATCCACGCGGTATTACTCGCGCATCGTAAGGAGCACACCATGTCAGGATTCAAATTCCCAGATGAGCTTGGCCTTGAAGGCGAAGACACCAAAAACGAAATTGAAATCGAAATCGAAGACGATACCCCTGCCGAAGACCGCAACAAAGAGCCGATGCCCAAAGAGATCGTCGAAAAGCTGGACAAGGATGAACTTGACCAGTACGGCGATGAGGTAAAGGAAAAACTCAAGCAGATGAAGAAGGTCTATCACGATGAACGTCGTGAGAAGGAGCGCGCGCTTCGTGACCAACAGGACGCTATTGAGTTTGCAAAACGCGTGGCGGAAGAGAACAAGCGCATCAAGCACATGCTCTCTTACGGCGAGAAGGAGTACGCAGAGACACTGAAGACGTCTGCCGAAATGTCACTGGAAATGGCCAAGCAAGAGTACAAAAAGGCCTACGAAGAAGGTGACACAGACAAGGTGATCGAAGCCCAGCAGCGCATGCAAGAAGCAAACATGCGCGTAATGCAGGCAAAAAACTTTAAGCCGACCGCTTTACAAGAAGAGAAATTTGAGGTACAAACTCAACATGAGCAGGTTCAATCTGTTCCAAAGCCTGACAACAAAGCTATGGCGTGGCAAGAGCGCAACAGCTGGTTTGGTCAAGACGAGGAAATGACAGCATCTGCCTTGGGCTTACACGAAAAGCTCAAGCGCACTGGTGTCGAGGTTGGATCTGACGAGTATTACGCGACATTGGACAAGACAATGCGCAAACGCTTCCCTGAAAATTTCGAGGAAGCACAAGAGGAAGAAGTCGTTTCAAAGGCTGAACCAGTACGAACCAAACCCCGTACCGTCGTCGCCCCGGCAGTCCGCAGCACAGCTTCAAACAAAGTAAAGCTGAGCCCACGACAAGTTGAACTAGCCAAAAAATTAGGTTTGACACCGGAACGTTATGCACTTGAAATGAAAAAATTGGAGACCCAAAATGTCTGAAGTTACACAAACACGTAAACCCCGTGAAGCTGATTCACGCGCTGTCGCTGCTCGCCCCCAAGCTTGGAGACCGCCAGAAACTTTGCCTAGTCCTGACCATCGTGCAGGCTGGACCCATCGTTGGATTCGTTTGAGTACCCTCGGCACTGCGGACCCCAGTAACATTTCTTCTAAACTGCGCGAAGGATATGAACCCTGCAAAGCAGAAGAGTATCCTGAGATGATGATGCACGCCACTACTGAAGGTCGCTTTAAAGGCAACATTGAAGTTGGCGGGTTGATGCTCTGTCGTATCCCGTCTGAGTTCTTAGATCAACGTGCGGCGTATTACGCCAATCAGAACAAGGCTCAAATGGAATCCGTGGACAACAACTTTCTACGTGAAAGCGACCCTCGCATGCCCTTGTTCTCGGACAAGAAATCGAAGGTTACTTTCGGAACTGGTTCTTAAATTTTGGAGTCCTAAATGGCATACCCTACCGTTTCGGCACCTTATGGCCTGAAGCCTATCAATTCACTTGATGGCAAGCCATACGCTGGTGCTATTCGTCAGATTCCCGTCGCTACCGGTTTTGCAACCGCAGTTTTCACTGGTGACACAGTGTTGATTGGCAGCGATGGTTATTTGGTTAAATCTACTACTACTAACAGCGGCGCTATCGTCGGTGTTGTGGTTGGTGGTCAATACACTAACTCTTCGGGCCAATTGGTTCAGGGTCAGTACATCCCTGCTTTGGCAGCTACAGCAGCTAACCCTGCCGTTGCCTACGTTGTGGATGACCAACAAGCTTTGTTCAAAGTGGCCGTTGTTACCTCTGGTACAACAATGGGTACTGCGAGCCGCGCTGACGTTGGTTCTAACGTGGCTTTGGTGTTGAACGCAGGTTCTACTACTACCGGTGACTCAGCTTTTGCTGTGACATTGACTGGTGCTGGTACTACTGCAACCATCCCATTGCGCGTCATCGACGTGGTCCCTGAGACTGCCACTTCTGCTGGTGTTTACACCGAGTTGCTGGTGAAGATCAACACTCACCAATACAACAACACCACTGGTGTTTAAGGAGTAAAACATGGCTATTTCACGCGCACAGTTACTTAAAGAACTGCTCCCCGGCTTGAACGCATTGTTCGGCATGGAATATGCTCGCTACGGTGAGCAACACAAAGAGATCTACGAAACCGAAACTTCTGAGCGTAGCTTTGAAGAAGAGGTGAAGTTGTCTGGTTTCTCCGCTGCTCCAGTGAAGAACGAAGGCTCTGCAATCTCTTACGACAATGCACAAGAAGCATGGTCGACTCGCTACAACCACGAGACTATCGCTCTGGGCTTCTCCATCACTGAAGAAGCTGTGGAAGATAACTTGTACGACAGCTTGTCTGCCCGCTACACCAAGTCTTTGGCTCGCGCCATGGCTTACACCAAGCAAGTTAAAGCCGCTTCCGTTTTGAACAACGGTTTCAACGGTGGCTACTTGGGCGGTGACGGTGTGTCATTGTTCGGTTACAACAGCTCTAGCTCGTTGGTCAACCATCCTTTGATCTCTGGTGGCACCAACGCCAACACCCCATCTACTCAAGCTGACTTGAACGAGACTTCTTTGGAAGCCGCCGTGATTCAAATCGCTGCTTGGACTGATGAACGTGGTCTGTTGATCGCTGCTAAGCCAAAGAAAATGGTTGTGCCTCCAGCACTCCAGTTCGTTGCTACTCGTTTGTTGGAAACTAACCTCCGCGTTGGTACAACTGACAACGACATCAACGCGATCAAGAACAACGGTTCTGTGCCAGAAGGCTACACCGTTAACAACTTCTTGACCGACAACAACGCTTGGTTCTTGACTACAGACGTGCCTAACGGTTTGAAGCACTTCGTTCGTACACCGCTGCAAAACAGCATGGACGGCGACTTCGACACCGGTAACGTGCGTTACAAGGCCCGCGAGCGTTACAGCTTCGGCTGGTCTGATGCTCTGGGTATCTGGGGTAGCTCAGGTTCTAACTAATCTTAGAACTTGCATG